CCCTCGCGGGGTCTTCGTCTACAGCAGAGACGGTCAGTCTCTCTGGCTTATGCCCGGCATCGTTTCAGATGCAGGCTCTAGTTCTGACTGGCGTAACCAGTTGTAAGGACCGTGAAAATCGGCCTTTACCTCACCATACCGTGGTGAGTGAGCTAGGTCTTACCCTCGTCAGGTAAGAGTAGGGGGCGTTCAAGGTGACTCCTTGAACTTCCGGTCTTTTGTTAGAGGCCACTAACCCAAAAGGTGATATGGCTTTCGATCAATATCCGAATGGTCTTACAGATCAGGAGGTAAGACGTATCGTTAAGATTACGTCTGACCGGTTGGTTGATTTTGGGAATGGCGCCAGGCCTACGATGCTTACGCAAACGTGCCTTGGTCAAGTTCTCTTAGTCGCGGTTCTTCGGAACCGAATCAATCTGGCTGAAAATGACCCTCGGGTCGTAATCAGTCCAGGAGACCGCCAACGTGTTCGAGCTTCATTGCGGGAGCTTGGATTCGGATTCTCAGAGTCCGCAATTGACTTGGTGCTGCTATGACGACAGGCAGCTACTCAATGGACAACTTTACGCCGAACGCTCCTTCTGGGAGCTGGATCGGTGTGAAGGGTTCAAAGACGTGGAACGGTACGGATCAGGCGAAAGTCCCCCGTGTCAAATCCCCAGTCAAGACTATTCTAAGAGAAATCTGGAATAGAAAAACTCGTCGGTACGAACTTCGTACCATAAGGCTCTATATGAGCCCTTACACTCCGAAACGAGCTCGGAGACGAGATCCTCATCCATATACGATGAGTTATCTTAGGTCGTACCATACTCTCATATTTTCGAGAGCGCACAACGCGTTTGTGCCGGACGGTTGGTATCATGCAGCCTTAGGGCCTGCTGGACCGACATGGAGCAATCCATGGACCGACGATGGGAACTTCCAAATCAAGGTGGTCGAGAGACTCACCGAGCAACTGTCAGGCTCAGACTTTAATATGTCTGTTTTCCTGGGAGAGCTGCCGCAGACCATAAATCTGTTGGCAGACACAGCTATCCGAATTCGGAAATCTGTGACGCAGTTGCGGCGCGGCGACCTTAAGGGCGCCTCACGCTTTCTCTTCGAAGGGACGGGTAGGAAACCGAAACTTACCCACGACTGGCGTAAAGACGCCGGTCGCTCGGTCTCAAAAGGCATCGCCCAAAACTGGCTCGAACTACAGTACGGGTGGCTTCCGCTTTTGAAAGACGCGGAAGGGGCAGCGCAGTCAATAGCGCACGTCCTGCATTATCCTTTCGTGAAGCGCTATCGAGCGACTGCACGACATGAGGATAGACTTCCTAATCCAACACACGTATTCGGAGATACGGGGTGGGTTGATGGTTCTTCCATGGTCTTCAAGGTAAGGAAACGAGCAATCGTTGCCTATATCCAAGAGGATCCCAACACTAACCTGTTGGCGGCTTTAGGAGTCCTTGATCCCGAGTTGGTCGCTTGGGAGTTAGTTCCTTTTTCGTTTGTTGCCGATTGGTTTATTCCAATTGGGCAATGGATGGAGCAGCGAGCTAAAGCTAGCCGTTTAGTCGGCACTTTCGTGACCACCGAGAAGATAACTTGTCTTCTGGACCAGATGTCCCTTGACGGGGTACCTTCGTCCGGCTATCTAGCCCGGGTTGCTATGAACCGCTCTATCTCGACGTCCCTCGATGTACCTTTACCGAACCTAAAAGGTTTGGATAAAGCAGCCTCATGGCAACATTGTGCTAACGCTATTGCGTTAGTTACGGGGATGTTCTCAAAGGGTAAATAACGTCCTTGAGCAAGACAGCGTTTACGGCGCAACCGTAGTCATACCTCTGGAGTTCATCCAATGGCAGCACAAGCCAATATCACCGTCTTTGACGGCGCCTCGACACCGGCTTCCCACACCTTCATTGGTGAGGAAGTCGCGCGGCAAGCGGACGGGTCGGTCGTAGCGCGGTGGAAGGAAACTTCCCTCACGTTGCCTGACTACGCCTGCAACCGCATCACCCAGACCAAGCGCAAGCTGAAGAATGGGTTGACGAGGACTGAGTCTCGCGTGGAAATCCCCGTTATGGAGGCTGTCAACGCGCAGAACTCTTCGGGCTACACTGCGCCACCAAAAGTGGCGCATGTGGTGTCCGAGGGATTTGTGTCCCACACCCACGAGCGTAGCACTGAGACTGACCGCCGCCTGGCGCGTCAGATCCTCGTGAATTTCATGAACAATATCACGACAACGGTCGCAGCCGCTACTAGCGGTCCTGCTTCCGATGCTCATGATAAGTACATTCTGCCGACTTAAACGTCGGTTCCGTGGTCTCTTGGTTCGGACGTTGCTGCAAAGCGGCTGCCTTATCGAGGACCTCGGATCTCAAGTCGTGAGACTTGGGTGGAGATGTGCCATGAAGCCGGGTTCACCGGTCGCGGCATTGGATTGGGAGCTCGCGCCTTATCGATTTAACATCGATTGGTTCGTGCCTCCTGAGTCTAATGATCCGCCTATGCAATGACATGCAGTGTTCAACAGCATGCCATCCTTTTTGGGTTTCATTTCTTAAGGAATGAATTATGCGGACATCAAGTCACTATCTAGAGTGCCTGTCAGAAACAGACTCCCTTGACATACTCAGGGATCTGGCTAGATCACATGCCGAAGAGGCTGGACCGTATCGGGAGGAGCTCTTGCAGCTAATCCAGAATGGGTCGTACCTCAAGTTGTGTGAGTTCGAGATTAACTATCAGCTTCAGGGGGTAGACGTCAGTGTCGTGAGACACGCTAGTCAGGCCCTCGCCTTCTTCCAAAAGCTTCAGCACCTGAATATCGGTGTTAAGCGTGACGAAGTAGGTATGCGAAAGTTTCTCGAGGCTGAACGGCTATGTAAGGAAACGAACGATCGCCTCATCATGCGACGCAACGGGATACTCGCGTTCCCCGAGCGCGTTGAGCATGCCTTCCTGGCTGCCCAGCGAAAAATACGTCGTGTGCTTAAAGGGGTTCCACCCCTAGATCAATTGACCTTACGGTTTGGCCCTGGCTCGACGCGAAAAACGCGTAAAGCCGACGCCTCCATTCGGCGCAAGTGCGCGGAAGGCGTCTCGTGTAGCGAAGAGTTAATTCCTCTGGTGCCTGCACTGTTGAGGGAGCTTCCACACCTTTCTTCTGAAAACGCCAGCCTGTCATGGGTTGACGAAGATGGGGAAGAGTGGGATAGAGTTGACGTAGACATTATGACGTCAAAACTCTACTTCGTCGCCAAGAACGCAAAGTCCTTTCGCTTAATCGGAACCGAACCACTGCTGAACTTAATGTATCAGTTAGGTTATGGGATCGTGATGGCTAGCAGACTTGCCGCGTTCGGTATCGACATACGTGATCAGACCCGAAATCAAAGGGCAGCACAGTATGGATCGTTAACCGGGGCTTTAGCAACCCTGGACCTTAGTTCGGCATCGGACACAGTCTCTCGCGAGATTGTTTACGAGCTTCTTCCTCTTGACTGGGCCCACGTGCTTGCACGTGGTCGTTCAGCGAAGATAGAATCGCCAACTGGCGAGATCATCTCACAGGAGAAATTCTCAGCAATGGGAAATGGTTACACGTTCCCTCTAGAGACCCTTATTTTCTGGGCTCTGGCATCTTCGTGCTGTACCAGCAGTGCTGAGGTGAGCGTTTATGGAGACGATATTATTGTCCCCACGGAACATGCAGCTCTAGTAGCTGAAGTTCTGCGCTATGCGGGTTTTAACGTAAATCAGGAGAAGTCCTACACTTCCGGTCCTTTCCGGGAGTCGTGTGGAGCGGACTATTTTGGCGGAACCGATGTCAGACCTTACTTCCAAAAGGAGTGGGTGTCTGGCCAGTCGCTCTTCGTGCTTCACAATTGGTACGTGAGGCACGGGGATGATGCGCGGGCAAAATACGTGGTGGATAAAATCCATCCAACGCTGCGCATCTATGGCCCTGACGGATTTGGTGATGGTCACTTAATTGGACCCCACCAACGTCAACGTTCTCCGGCTCAACACCGGAGCGGGTATTGCGGCTACTTCTTTGAGTCGTTTACCACCAAGTCGCGAAAGGAGTTCCGTAAGGAAATCTCTAGCGAATTGGGCGACTTTCCTGCAGCTCTCTACACAATTTATATGCGTGGAGAATCTATCGACCCTAACGTTAAGTTAGGGAAGATGACCGTTGACGAGCATACCTTACCAGGTACGTTTGCTGACGCTATCGAGAGCAATCTCGTGTCGCAGGGAACCCCCGTGCCCGAGTGTAAGGAGTCAGGCCGCAAGGCTTGGCCCCTGCCCGGGTACGATGGGTACAAGAAGATCAAGATCTACACAATCAGGGATTAATCATCCCTAGAACTGCCTCCTTTGGGTAGTTGCTGAAAGGCTGGGT